TTAATTATTAGTTTTAAAGCTTAAAGGATTTAATTTGACTGCATCTTCTAAATGATCTGGTGCGAAATGCGCATATCGCATTGTCATTTTTATGTCGGTGTGGCCGAGCACTCGCTGCAAGACCAGAATATTACCACCATTCATCATAAAGTGACTGGCGAAGGTGTGGCGTAAAACATGGGTAAGTTGTCCTGCCGGTAATTCGATGCCTGTTCTTTCCAGCGCAGACCGGAACGCGCCATAACAATCATTAAACAACCGGCCTTTTTTATCATCAGGCAGAGACTCATAGAGCTCTTTGCTGATTGGGACGGTGCGGTTTTTTCTGCCTTTCGTGTTGGTGTATGTGATTTTGTATTTCGCGAGCTGGCTTTTTCTCAGACTCTCGGCCTCAGACCACCGTGCACCAGTGGCGAGACAGATTCTTACCACGGTTTCTAAATCAGGGTGGTCATGCCGTTTACACTCTCCGAGCAGTTGTGAAATTTGGTCGTGAGTTAGCCAGGCCATTTCCATTTCTTCTGTGCGGAATGGGCGCATATTTTTCAGAGGATTTTCCCCCTTCCATTCTCCGAGGCGGTTTAGCTCATTGAATACAGCCCGGAAGTAGGCCAGCTCAAGATTAAGCGTGCGAGGCGATACTTCTTTTACCCTGTTCGAACGGGCATACTCACCTTTTAACCGTTTTTCTCGGTAACGGGAAAACATCTGCGCATCGAAATCGCGTGCGAGTGGTTCGCCCATACACTCAAAAGCATGGTGCATGGCTAACTGGCGTTTCAAGCCGTCTTTCAGTGTAATGCCATGAGCGCTATACCATGAATCAACCAGCTCTTTTAACGTGCGTCTGTCTTCCTTTTCCTCCTGCCAGGGGTTTTGAACGGTGTACTGTTCAAACGCTAGAGCCTCGCCCTTAGTAGCGAATTTCTTTCTGATACGTTTGCCTTTTGCACCATTTGGGTAGAGCTCACAAATCCAGCCGCCAGCCGGATTTTTACGGACAGTCATCAATTAACCTCGCTGTATATACCCACTACACGGCCAATCGTTTTTATCTCATCTATCCCGCACTCAAACGGTACTTTGCCTCCCGCAACGTGTAACTTTTTGCCTGGTAGGAGCGTCAATTCTCTGATGCTGGTAGCCCCCTCAATATCAACCAACCAAAGGCCATCAGAAAGTGAGGCATCTTGTTCTATGAAGTGCAGCTTTCCATCGGCGCGAACAGCAATGCCTTTTGACATTTGCTTGCTAAAAAAACCGGCATCAATACTCAATGGTGAATTTTCTGCGAGTTTTCCATCGCTAAGAGTGAAGGAGTCTATCGTTTTCGGATCCGTTGGGGACGGTTTTCCATCATATTGAGAGCCTTGCCCCGTAAGTAGCCATAGTAGGCTTGCTCCAGTTTCTAAGGCGCACTGCACGGCGAAATCATAAGAAACAGTGCCTCGCGTGTAGCGATTTTGTAGGGAGCTGGCTGCAATATTGAAGTGCCGGGCTAGCTGGATTTTTTGAGTAAAACCATATACCTGACAAATTCTATCCAGTAACTCATCGTTATTCACTTGAGTATCAAGTATCAAAATTTATTCCTTTGGGTGTTTACTAATGCTCATATGGGTATTAGTATCGTTGCTAATTCGGGCAATCAGTGGCAGAAGTTGGCAAACGGAGGCCATTGATTGCTAACATTGTCAAAATGGGAATCATGCAACATGGCTTCTGAAATCGCAATCATCAAAATCCCGTCTCCTGTAGTTACTCTTCAGCAATTCGCAGAACTTGAGGGAGTTTCCGAACGTACTGCCTATCGTTGGACGACAGGTGACACACCCCGTGTACCAATCGAAAAACGTATCATCCGGAAAGGTTGTAAGAAAGCCGGTGGCCCTATCCGAATTTATTACGCTCGCTGGAAAGAAGAACAACTGCGTAAGGCTTTAGGGCACGCTCGTTTTCAGCTCATTATTGAGAATCCATATTCACTTTAAGTGAATTTAAAAGGTGCAACATGTTTGATTTTCAGGTTTCCAAACATCCCCACTATGACGAAGCATGCCGGGTTTTTGCGCAGCGTCACAACATGGCGAAGCTGGCCAGGCATGCGGGTATGAACGTTCAAACGCTACGTAACAAGCTCAACCCGGAACAGCCTCACCAGTTCACGCCGCCTGAATTGTGGCTACTAACTGACCTTACCGAAGACTCAACCCTCGTTGATGGTTTTCTGGCGCAGATTCACTGCCTGCCATGTGTACCGGTTAATGAGCTGGCTAAAGACAAATTGCAGTCTTATGTCATGCGCGCAATGCGTGAACTCGGCGAGCTGGCGAGCGGTGCGGTATCTGATGAACGCCTGACCTCTGCCCGTAAGCACAACATGATTGAAAGCGTTAATGCTGGCATTCGCATGTTGTCGTTGTCGGCGCTGGCGTTGCATGCGCGTCTGCAGACTAATCCCGCTATGTCGAGCGTGGTCGATACCATGAGCGGTATTGGCGCATCCTTCGGGCTGATTTGAGGTGCGTATGCTGAAAAGTGAACCGTCATTCGCGTCTCTGCTCGTTAAACAAAGCCCCGGCATGCACTACGGCCACGGCTGGATCGCAGGTAAGGACGGCAAGCGCTGGCACCCGAGCCACTCACAGTCCGAATTATTAAAAGGGCTGAAAACAAAGCCGCCGAAATCGTCAGGTTTTTTAATTATTCGTATTGTCCACTTTATTATTAAAGGGGTTAAACATGTCACGCGATGAATTAAGGATTGTTTTAGGTGCCATGATTCCGAACATGGAAGACGGTTTTGAAATTAAAACCCGCGATGGGATAATTTTACGAGTTGACCCGGAATGGGAGTGCTGCAAGCAGTTTAAAGATAGCCTGAAAGCTGAAATTATCAGCCAATTGAAAAGTAAACCAGCCGTCGTATTTGGTTATAGCTAATTAAACAAAAGAAATTATCTGGCGTAAACCCGCCGGGCTTCTTATTGCCCGAAATCAGGAGAATCAATTATGCGTAATACCGAAATCCGTAGTTTTAACACTGATAGTGATGCGCTGGCCGTATTGCTGACCGATGCAAAAAAAGAAGAGCGTAAAGACCGCGCGCTCGCTGTTTCCATCCGCCTTGAGGCGCTGGCTATCCATATCACCAAAGAGGGTATGAGCGGCACCGAAGCTGCCGAACTGCTGCGTCGTGAAGCAACCCGCTTTGAGAATGAATCACAGGAGCTGCACTAATGGCCGACGCAATGGATTTAGCACAACAGCGCGAGCAGGAAGACCGCGAGCGCCACATCAGCAACGCGCGCAGCCGTATCGCTGCGCCTTCCCGTTTTCTTTGCGAAGAATGTGACGCACCAATCCCGGAAGCTCGCCGCGCTGCGATTCCGGGCGTGGCTTTTTGCGTGACCTGCCAGCAAATCGCCGAACTTAAATTAAAATACTATCGGGGTGCGATATGACTACCAGACCACTAAGCCAACTCAAGAAAGCGGCGCGTATTTGGGATAAAGCCCATCGAGGCATCGCGGCGTTTTGGCTGCGTCAGCATGCCACATCCAAACAGGGTGAATATCACCCGAAAGAATCGAAGCTACAAATTTTGAAAAAACTTCGGGAACAGCAAAAAGCTCAGTCGACATCGGTAAATGCTGGGGATTTCCAGAGCGATAAAACTCAACAGTCCGCCGAGTACAGCGAGCCGACACATGAATATCTGTCGATAGTTCTTCCCAGGTCTGCCAGTCATCCAGTTGAGATACTGGGGTATCCAAATAACGTCGATTTAAAATTTGTAAGGCGTGCCGAACATGTGTTGACCATTCTTCGCGTGGTTTCCAGCTATGTGGACAATTCCACTCAATTTTCCGACCTAGCTCATGCCGACCAGCTATTGAAAGAGGTAGCCGGTCTGCTATGTGGCATTGAGTCTCAGAAAGAAAAGCATCGCAAATGCCCAGCATGTCGGATGCGGAAATGATCTTCATTGGTTCTTTCGTAGCTTCGAAAGCTGTCACCTCTGTAATCAAATCAACATAGCGGCGTTGGGTGGGATCTTCTTCAGTGAATAAAGTCATAGACACTCCTGTCTCAGCAAAGGCTACGGGTGAGATTGATTATGCCTTTGTATGGAATTTTCCAAAACAAGCAATAGCCAGCCCATATCTTACCTATGACCAACAACATCGCCGCGACCGTATGCTCGCGGCTTTGCTGCATGCGAGAAAGGTGCTTTCTCTCCAGCCTGAATGCGTGCGTTTTGATGTTTATCGCACCGCTGCTGTGCTGGAGAAAAATCAGGGCAGTCAACGAGCCAATGCCTTTTTAATAAGTTTCTGCAAAAGGGCATTGCCACGTCTTGAACTGGTCGCAAAAAAATACGAGTGCGCGGGTATCAACAGCAATGTATCAGCCGCTGTTTTTGGCAGTCATTTTGATACTGAACTCATGCAATATCTGGCGTCACGCATGGTCAATATGGTTGCCAGATATAACCGACTCCCGGACATGTCACGCGCCGATATCGACCTTTTGGCCGCTGATATCGCGAATTTCATTCGCGCTGAACTGGCTGACATTGATGACACCGGATTTAGCGAGCTTAAAACGCTGTACACCTGGTACATGCGCGCCGGTTTTATTTCTCTGCAATTCAATGTTACCCCTCCGCATTGGGAGCGAGTGACAAAGAAATATGTCGGAGAAGATGAAATCGCCCCGGCCATCGCTCGCATGTTTAACGATGTGTGGTGGCGTGGTCGTCTGCGTCGCATTGCGGCTGCATGGCGCGAACATCTGCAAATTACTGTCGGTAACGTCAGTAAGAAAAAGCATACTTATGCGAGTAAAAACTGCGTGACTGACTGGCGTGAACAAAAGCGCCGCACTCGTGAGTTTCTCAAAGGTCTGGATCTCGAAGACGAAGACGGCAACCGTATCAGCCTGATTGAAAAATTTGACGGCTCGGTCGCTAACCCTGCGATACGCCGCTGCGAGCTGATGACCCGCATCCGTGGGTTTGAAAATATCTGCAATGAACTCGGATACGTCGGGGAGTTTTACACCCTGACCGCACCGTCTAAATATCATGCCACGACTAAAGCGGGATACCGTAACAGCAAATGGAACGGCGCCAGCCCGTCGGACACGCAGAACTACCTAACCGGCCTTTGGGCGCGCATTCGTGCCAAGCTACATCGGGAAGAAATTCGCATTTTCGGCATACGTGTTGCCGAGCCTCATCACGACGGAACGCCGCATTGGCACATGCTTATGTTCATGTTGCCAGAAGACGTCGAGCGCGTGCGCCTCATCATCCGCGATTATGCATGGGAGGAAGACCGCCACGAACTTAAAAGTGATAAGGCTAAAAAAGCCCGCTTTCATGCTGAGGCTATCGACCCGGAGAAAGGCAGTGCTACCGGCTATGTCGCGAAATACATTTCTAAAAACATCGACGGTTATGCTCTCGATGGTGAAACCGATGACGAAAGCGGTGAGCTGCTGAAAGAGACAGCCCCCGCTGTATCAGCATGGGCGGCGCGCTGGCACATCCGTCAGTTTCAGTTTATCGGCGGTGCGCCGGTGACGGTCTACCGTGAATTGCGTCGTCTCGCTGATACCGAGGCCGCGCACGGTCTGAGCGTTGAGTTTGCCGCCGTCCATGATGCCGCTGACGCCGGTGACTGGGCTGGTTACGTTAATGCGCAGGGTGGGCCGTTTGTCCGTCGCGATGATTTGCAGGTGCGCACACTGTATGAACCGCGCACCGAGTTTAATCAGTATGGTGAGGAAACCGTCTGCATTCGTGGCGTATACGATTCCGCTATTGGTGCTGGCACTCCGATTTTAACCCGGCTAACGCAGTGGAAAATTGTGCCGAAGCGTGCCGTTGATTTGGCCGTTGACGTTAAGGGCGCTCCTGCGCCCTCTCGGAGTTCTGTCAATAACTGTACGGGAAGCGAAAGCGATCCACCGATACTCGATTTAACAAAACCGCTGAGTCGGCGTGAAAGACGAGAGTTGACGAACCGACTCAGGAAGAAAAAGCCAACAACACGGCGAAAATTCATCCACGGAACGGATAAGCAAAACGTCGCTATAACGAAAACTATCGACGAGATACATCTAACAACCGGCATCACAATCAGCCGGGGCGAAGCCCTGCACCTGATGGCCGGTGGTAAAAGTTGTTTTAACGGTAGATGGGTGCGCGGAACGTCACAAGGTGAAATCTTTGCTGCTGCTCCTTCACATCAGGCGAAAGCCTGGAAAATCCTTAATCGTGTTGCGGCTTTAGCTGAGCAGGCAACGAAAATGTAACCGCTAATATTCATCCATATCATGTACATACAGTGTATTTAACTGTGATTTTTTTCTTCACACCTTTTGCCAATACGTGATACTGTATGTTTATACAGTATCTCGTTATGGAGGTTGTGTGGATAGAGAGTTGAGAGAGCACGTCATGATAGAGCGTGTCGAAATGATTGCGCGTCTGACGACTGAGGGGGCTTGTCAGGAGCGAGACCGAGAAATTGCCTTAAATTTGATTGCGGAAATAGCAAAAGGCAACCTAATGAAAAACAATAATTTTTCCGTTGTTTTTTCCGCTCCGCCTGTCGATGAGACTTTTGCAAAGGAGAGCAAGGTGAAGGTAAATATCACGTTAGATAAAGACCAAAAAATAGGACAGCCGATAATTGATGCTTTTCAATGCGAATTGACCAGGCGAATACAGTCTGTTTTTCCGTCAACGCGCGTTACAGTTAAAAAGGGATCCATGACCGGGGTCGAGTTGATGGGGTTCGATAAAGATTCAGACCGCGAAGCGCTGGATAGTATCCTTCAGGAAGTGTGGGAAGATGAGAGCTGGCGTTAATACCTGAAAAATTTGCAACCATCGACCCCATGTTTGATAGCATGGGGTTGTTTTTTATGGGATTACACACAAAGGAAAATCATGGATACTGTAATAGCATTTTTATCTCTGGCTCTCTTTATTGCTTTTATCGTCGGGTTAATCAAGCCGTCGCTGGTTCGAATGCCGAACCGTAAGCGCTCCAGTGCGGTTTATCTCGGTGGTTGTCTGGCGCTGGGCGTTATTGGCTCAATCTTATGGCCGACTGAAAAAAGTCAGCCGGTGGCAAAAACTGACGTACCGGCGGTTAAAGTGGAACCGGCTACGCCTGCGTTTGAGTACGCAGATAAAACCCTCAAAGAATATCGCAACGAGCCAAAAGAAACCCGGCACGATATCGTTAAAAACTATGTTAGCTTCAAAGATGTACCGGCCAGCTCTGCTGATGCCTTTTATGCCTGTATGAGCGAGTACACTTTTACTAAAGATGATGCGTTAAAGCTCAGTGATGTGTTGGGGTGGTGTTTCAACGACTTCGAGAAGGATCCACAATCTCTGAATAATAAAATCAACCTTGACGCATTTCAGGGTAATTTTAGCGGTTGGGATGGCTCTTATCGCCCGTTAGAGAAGCTGATAAAAGCCAGTATGAATGATGATTCCTCTTATAAACATGTTTCAACGGTCTACCATCTGATTTTGAATAAAGACCCGCACGCCGTTGTAAAAACAACGTTTCGCGGCACGAATGCTTATGGTGGCGTGGTCAAGCAGACCGTAGCGGCACGCGTCAACGTGCGAACGGGTGAGGTCGATTCGATACTCGGCAATTAAACATGGCAAACGCCGCCGGTTCTGAAACTCGCTTTCAGTGCTGGCGGGGTTGAACAACGAACCTTGCGAGGCGTTAGCCAAGACATAGAAAAAGTAGGAAGTGTTGGAGTCAGAAATTGCAACTATCGGTAATGTCTCTCAAAATTACATTGAGGTGTTATGAAGATTTATCTTGACCACAATATTTTGGACGAAATAAGCAAGAATCGAATGGAATTAGAGGCTCCAAACGACACGGTTTGGGTTTATTCGGATGAAAGCTTTAATGAAATCAAACGTGCTAATGATATGCGTTTTTTAGATGTATTGAAAAATCTTAAAGCAAGAAAGTTAGAACTCGAATTAGATAATCAATTTAGACTCACTGGGCGCGCATTTCTTCATGATTATTGTGAGCCAAAAGATATGTATCAGCAGTGGCTTGATAACATCAGTGAAGTCAATGTTGATGAACTCATGCAATCACAAATGCAGTTCTTGGCGCGGCTAGCAGGCGCAGATAATTACAGTGAAATCCTTCATCAGCCTCGAAAATTAAAAGAATTTCTTTATGCTCTTTTGTCGCCAGATGGCAGTGCTACTAAAGATATAGAGCTTCAGATAGAGCGAGCAGTTGCGGGTATTGAGTCAGTTGTTTGCGGTCAATTGCAGGAAGTTGAGAGTTTGGATGCTTCGCGTACGGCAATTGGTACCGGCAGAGGCCGCGCTAGCAACATTTCAATTAAGGAAAATCCCCTTGTACTAATATGGGAAATGTTGCGTATTAATCATAAGGAAATGACTATTGAACAATTCTATGGATTTGAGCCATTAGACAAACAGGGGTATGAGAATTGGCCTTTATATTTGGGTGTCGTAGGTTGTCATACTGTTCTTAATTTTCTAGGTTTCCATCCAGATAAGGGGCTCAATCGCATTGAAAAAATCCCAACCATTTTAAGTGATGCGAACCACACGGCTATGGCAATTTACTGTGATGCTATTTTGAGTAAAGACCAAAGGTTTTGTGCCAAAGCACGTGCGATTTTTGCATATTTGGATTTGGATATTATGGTTATTGAAGCCACGCCAAATGATAAAGCACTGAGTAGATAGCGTGTTGAAAATACGAATGTGAGCAATGCATGCATCAGGTGCATTGTTTTGCATGCGTCAGTGGTGCCTGTTCTGTCCGTGCGCCGCCAGAGCTGGTGCGGATCCATCGTGGTGATGCAACTGCATTAAAACCGACCCATAAAGCGGGCAGGCGTGGCGGGGAAAGCATTGCGCGCCAGAGGTGGTGCGTAATAATAAAAATTATCGTCTGAGCGCGTCGTGATGGCGCGGTCGTGGTCGCTGTTGGTTCGTTGGTGGTCGGGTGTGGTGGTGAGCGTGTGGCGCTTCTGTGGCGTGATGGCTGCAGGGTATGAAAAAGCCGCCATGCTGGCGGCTTGAGAGGGAGTTATTCCGGGTTGTCGAGGGTGTACTCTTTGAACCTGATGACCTCCATGCCGAGCCAGTCGTTTACCTCCCTGAACCTGTCCTGCAGGGGTGACAGCTCGTTACGCACAAATACTTTTGCCACCTTCTCAACGTCACCGAGTGAGCCGATATTCTCGGGCTTGCCGCCCATAAGCTGGAACGGTACGCGGTGCGCGTCCATCAGGTCGGCGGCGCTGGCTTTCTTGATGTTGAAAAAGTCATCCTTTGTGGCGACCTCGCTCAGTGGCACGATTTTGATGCCGTCTGGTTTTCCTCCGGGGGCGTAGAAAAACAGGTTCTTAAAGTTGCCGAGTCCTTTCGAGTTGCGCATCGCCTCGCGCAGCGATTCGACGTCGGTCGCGCTCTGCGCCGGGTCGGTCACATACATGATGTAACCCGCGTGCGCGCCGTTCTGGTAATACTTGCGACGGAACAGCGTCGCGGATTCATTCAGCCAGGCAGAATTAAGCGCGCTGAGATATTCCGGCAGGCCGTAAATTTCCTGATTAATGTCAGGTTCCAGCAGGTGAAACACGGTGTCAGGCGCGAATTCATGCGGCAGAGTGAAGTTTTCCACAAACCAGAAAATCGAATCATCAACCCCACGACGGGTATATTTGGCCGGTGAGGTCAGTAGCTTGATTAACTGGCCGGTGACGCTGTGGCGCTGCTCAAGAAAGGCGTTGCCGAATACCAGATAGTCGAGCGCAAAGCGGCTGAAATCCTGACGGGACAGCAGCGGGTGCGGAATGTAGGTGCTCGCGAGCACGTTGCGCTTAACGTAAATCGGCGAGCTGTGATGTACAGCAGAGCGCAGACTCTTTGCCAGACCGGAGAAGCTGACCGGCGGCTCGTACCATTTGCCGTTACTGATGCACTCGACGTAATCCAGAATGTCGCGCTTATCGAGCACCGGCACCGGCTCGCCGAAGGTGAACGCCTCCATTTTTTGCGGCTCGCTGGCCGTCATGGCGACTGCTTTGCGTGGCTTGCGCTTGCTCATGCTGCCACCTCACCCGCTGCAACAGCGAAAGACCAGTCGCAGCCAAACAGCAGACGATAATCATCGTCGCTGTATTCGCGTTTAATTTCTTCAGGCGCAAAGAGATTGCACCCGCGCTGGCATGCTGCATCCAGAGTGACCGACTGACGCCAGACACCATCGGTACAAAATACGCTGTCGCCGGTATTGATTAGCGGTGACGGTCGGTGATTGCGGGTTGTGCCGTTCCATACCCTGAATGCTGCGTAGCTGTCTGATGGTGTGGTGAACATCGTCAGATTGTGACGTTTATGGCAGGCGATAGCCGCCGCGACTTTTGCCGCTCTTAGCGGGTTATTGAACCATCCGAACTCATCAAGGTAGACATTACCCGCCAGCGCGGCGCAATGGGATTCCTCGCCGACAAAGCTGATAACCGCACCGTCATCGAGCTGCAGGCTGTGGCCGTTGCTCGTCAGACGGACACCAACGCGCGCCGAAAGGTTATTCATGTACATCAGCGCCACCCGCGCATGCTCAATGGTGTGAGCAAACCAGACCTGATTATCGCCCGTTGTCAGCGCATCGAGCAGAGCCTCACGGCTAAAGAGCTGCGTTGCGCCAATCTGGCGCGATTTGGTGATGCTGCGGTCGATATTGAGTTTCCCGACACGCAACCATGTTGCCTGATAGTCAAAGCTGTCATTGTGCAGAATATCGGCTATTGCCTGAATCTGGCTTTGTGAGAAAACGTTATTTTTCATTAGTTAAACTCCAGAATAGATTTAGGCTGCATGCCGCTACCGGCGGAAAGCGGTTCGTTTAACAGGGCGTGCATGGTCGCCCATGCGATATCGGCGTGACTGGCTTCCTCGGTGCGGCTGGCCTCATAGGTGGCGCTGCGCCCGCTGCTGGTCATGGTTTTGCGAATGGACATAAACGACTGCGTGACGTCGGTTGCCCCGGCGTCGTACTCCAGACAGCCGCGGCGAATGGTGTCTTTTGCCTTGAGCACCATTGCGGTTTTCATTTCAGGTGTGTAACGGATGCCGCGTGCCGCCGGGTAGAATGAGCGCACCAACTGGAACACGCCGAGACCGAGGCCGGTAGCGTCAATGCCAATGTATTCAACGTTGTATTTCTCGGTCAGTTTGCGGATGCCCTCTGCCTGCGCGGCAAAGTCCATGCCTTTCCACTGGTGGCGCTCCAGCATGCGGAACTTGCCACCCGAGACCACCGGCGGTGCGAGCACGACACATCCGGCACTGTCGCCAGTGTGCGACGGGTCGTAGCCAATCCAGACCGGGCGAGAGCCGAAAGGATGGTCGGCGAACGGGGCAAAGTCCTCCCATTCTTCCATCACATCGACCATGCAGCGCTGCAGTTCCTCGAACGGGAATACCGACGCCTTATCGTCGACAAACTCGCACATAAACAGGTTTTTAAAATCATCATCACTGTTTTCGCGTCTGAGCTGGTCGAGGTCGAACAGGGTGCAGCCACCGGCAAGGGCGTCCTCAATAGTGACAATCTGCCGCCACTGTCCGTCAGCGCAAAGAAGCCCACCGGCGAGCGCGCTGTGACTGATGTCGATTTCGATGCGGTCAGCAGCACTGGCGCGCCCCTTGTTAAACAGCTCGCCAGACCAAAAGGGGTAAGCGCTGTGCGCCAGCGTGGAAGGTGTCGAAAAGTAAGTTGAGCGCAGATGCTTTTGCGAGGCCATGCCCGATGCGACTTTGCGCAGCTTCTGAAAATTCGGGATCCAGAATATTTCATCGACATACAGGTCGCCGTTATGGCTCTGCGCGGTGTTGGAATTGGTGCCGAGAAAAATCAGTTTTGCGCCGTTGTTGCCGATGACAATCGGGTCGCCGGTCAGGTCAACGTCAACCAGTCGCGCAAACTGAATGATGTATTCCCGGAACACGTAAGCCTGCGTTTTACTGGCCGACAAAAATATCTGGTTATGGCCGGTTTTGAGCGCACGCAGCAGCGCCTCGCGGGAGAAATAGAACGTCGCGCCAATCTGGCGGGATTTGAGAATGTCGCGAATACGGTGCGCCAGTCCTGCGCGGTACCACTGCAACTGGTACTCGAAAGACTGGTCGAAAAATAATTCTTCCAGCTTCCCGATAGCCTCGTCGCTGAAAAAGTTCTTTTTCGGCTTTTTGCGCTCCCCTTTGTTGCGGTTGGCGACGTTGGGGTTAAGGTCGGCCTCGTTGCCGGTCTGGCTGTAGCGGTTGACGCGTGCCAGCCGCTCAATCTGCCGCCCGAGCAGGTCAATCTCTTTGAAGTCGCCGCCTGACTTTTGCGGCTTGGCGATGAGCTGAATCAGGCGCGCCTCAAGGCTGCTTTCGACACGGGAAATCGGTGCGATGCCGTCCCAGCCGTCACGCTGTTTCCAGCTCTGCACGGTCGGGCGCTTGACCTGCAGCATTTCGGCAATCTGTGGCACGGAAAAGCCCTGCCAGTAAAGCAGCGACGCCTGTCGTCGCGGGTCATGCAATAAGGTTGTATCGGTGGAAATGGTCATTGATGCCTCGCCGTAGTGGATTCAGGGCAAGGCTACTTAATGGCCGTCAGTGATTCGCTAATGTGCTGTTGTGTGGGAGGTTATCCAGTCGTCATTGGTGGTCTGGCGCGTCCTGAGACTGGAAACTGGCGTTGACCCGTAACCCCAACCTCAGGACTCCTGACAATGGCAAAAAAGTCTCAAAATTCTTTCGCATCGGCGTCGAGGGTGATACCTGCGACGGGCGCATTATCAGCGCCAGCGATATTCAGGAAATGGCCGAAACCTATGACCCGCGCGTCTACGGTTGCCGTATCAACCTTGAACACATTCGCGGCCTTTTGCCCGACGGCATGTTTAAACGTTATGGCGATGTGGTTGAGCTGAAAGCCGAAAAGATTGACGACGATTCTGCGCTGAATGGCAAATGGGCGTTGTTCGCCAGAATCACCCCGACCGATGACCTTATCGCGATGAATAAAGCCGCGCAGAAGGTCTATACCTCTATGGAAATTCAGCCGAATTTTGGTAACAGCGGAAAATGTTATCTTGTCGGCCTTGCGGTCACTGATGACCCTGCGAGCCTCGGTACTGAATACCTCGAATTCTGTCGCAATGCAAAACACAACCCGCTTAACCGCTTTAAAGCTAACCCTGAAAACCTGATTTCAGCGGCAACGCTTGCCGAGCTTGAGTTTGAAGACCAGCCGGAAACGGTATTTACCGCCCTGACTGACAAGGTGAAAGCCATTTTCAGCCGTAAACAGGTCAGCGACGATGCGCGCATGAATGATGTGCATGAAGCGGTGACCGCCGTCAGCGAGCATGTGCAGACCAACCTCACTGCGCAGGATAAGCGTCTTTCCGATATGGAAACCGCGCTTGCCACCTTCAAACAGGAACTGACCGGCAAGGTTGAAGAAACCAGCCAGGCATTTTCCGACCTGAAAACCACCCTCGACAAAACCGAAAGTTTCAGCCAGCCGCGACGCACGAAAGCCAGTGGCGGCGGTGGCGATGAGCTGCTGACCGACTGCTGATAAACCGCAGAACAGAAACCGGGCGGCAACCCCGCCCGATGAAGTGACTAACCGATAAATTCAAACAGGAAAGACTATGCGCCCGGAAACCCGTTTTAAGTTCAATGCCTATCTGACCCGCGTCGCTGAGCTGAACGGCATCAGCACTGATGATGTCAGTAAGAAATTCACCGTCGAGCCGTCCGTCACGCAAACGCTGATGAACAAAGTACAGGAGTCATCCGCGTTTCTGCAGACGATTAATATTCTGCCGGTCGCAGAAATGAAGGGTGAGAAAATCGGCGTCGGTGTGACCGGTACTATCGCCAGCACGACTGATACCTCGGGCGATGATGAGCGTAAGACCGCAGACTTCACCGCGCTTGAATCCAACAAGTACGAGTGCGACCAGATTAACTTTGACTTCCATCTGAAATATAAAACCCTCGACCTGTGGGCGCGTTTTCAGGACTTCCAGCGCCGCATCCGCGACGCCATTGTCAAGCGTCAGGCGCTCGATTTCATCATGGCCGGTTTTAACGGTACCACCCGCGCCGCCACCTCTGACCGCACCAAAAATCCGATGCTGCAGGATGTTGCCGTCGGCTGGCTGCAGAAATACCGCAATGAAGCCCCGACGCGTGTGATGAGCAATATCACCGATGCTGACGGTAAGGTCGTTTCGGCAGTGATTCGCGTCGGTCGAAACGGCGACTATGAGAACCTCGACGCGCTGGTGATGGATGCGACCAATAACCTGATTGACGAGGTTTATCAGGATGACCCGAAACTCGTTGCCATCGTTGGCCGTAAGCTGCTGGCCGACAAATATTTCCCGCTGGTGAACAAGCCGCAGGAAAACAGCGAGGCGCTCGCGGCAGATATCATCATCAGCCAGAAGCGAATCGGCAACCTGCCTGCTGTGCGCGTGCCGTACTTCCCGGCGAATGCCGTACTGGTAACTACTCTGGAAAACCTCTCTATCTATTTCATGGATGAGAGCCACCGCCGCAGCATTGATGAAAACCCGAAAAAAGACCGCGTTGAAAACTACGAGTCGATGAATATCGACTATGTGGTCGAGGCGTATGCCGCCGGGTGCCTGCTGGAAAACATCACCCTGGGCGATTTCACCGCACCTGCAGCACCGGAAAGCGGAGCCTAAACCATGACGAGCCCCGCACAGCGTCACATGATGCGGGTCTCGGCCTCTCAAGCCGCGCAGCGGGAGCAAGCCCCGCTGCGCCATGCAACCGCCTATGAGCAGATGCTGGTTAAGCTGGCCGATGACCGCCGCACGTTAAAAAACATCCGTTCAAACGAGCGTAAAGCCGCGAAAAAGCGCGAGCTGCTGCCGTTCTATGCGCCGTGGGTCGCCGGTGTGCTGGCTGATGGCTGCGGTGCGCAGGATGACATTGTCATGACCGTCATGCTGTGGCGTCTTGATGCCGGTGATATCGCTGGCGCGCTGGAAATTGCGCCCTACGCGCTGCAATACGGCCTCACCACTGACCATCGCCGCACGACACCTTACATGCTGGTTGAAGAGGTGGCGCTTGCCGCACTGCGTCTGCGCGATGCCGGTGAATCTGTCGACCTTTCCTGGCTGCAGACCACTGTCGACCTGACCGACGGCGCTGACGTTCCCGATATGGTGCGTGCCCGTCTGCATAAGGTGACAGGCCTGACCCTGCGTGATGCCGGTATGAATGCAGAGGCGCTGGCGCAGTTTCAGCGCGCGATGCAGCTCGACCGCAATGCCGGTGTGCGCAAAGAGATTGAGCGGCTGGAACGCGCACTGAAGCCAAAAGCGGAGGCGCCCCCCCGTAAAACGACTAAACCGCGCACGCGCAAACCTGTCGCCAGACCGGCAGCAAAGTGCGGGCGTCCACCAAAGGCGGTAAAAACCGCCGGTTAACTGAACGCTCCCCGAGCCGGGCGGCACGCCGGTCAAAGCGGGTTTTGACCCTGACGGCGACCGGCGTCCACCGCCCAACCTGATGAGGTTGTCATGACGACAGTGATTCTGAACCAGCCCGACGAACCACAGGACGTACCGGGCGTGGTGATTCCCGTACCGGAGACGGGCGATGCAGTAATTAAAAACACGTTCTTTTTCCCTGATGTGGATCCGAAGCGTGTGCGCGAACTGATGCGCCTTGAGCAGACGGTTTCCGATGCGCGCCTGCGCAATGCCATCAAGACCGGCATGGCAGAGACCAATGCGGAGCTTTACGACTACCGGCTGCGCCAGGCGGCCGCCGGGTTTAAGCAACTGGCCGACGTGCCTGCCGAGGAAATCGACGGCGAGAATGTGCGCGTTTTCCACTACCTCAGCGCCGTGACGGCGATGGCGACCGCCACCCTGTATGAGCGTTATCGCGGCGTTGAGGCCACCGGCAAGGGTGACAAAAAAGCCGACAGTGTGGAAACCACCATTGATGACCTGTGGCGGGATATGCGCTGGTCAGTTGCGCGTCTGCAGGACAAGCCGCGCTGCATAGTGGGTCAGCTCTGATGAAAGTCAGGGCAATGCAGGGCGACACCCTCGATGCGATTTGCGCCCGGTATTACGGGCGCACTGAGGGCGTTGTTGAAACGGTGCTGCAGGCTAATCCCGGCCTGTCTGAGCTGGGCGTCATTCTGCCGCATGGCACGGCAATTGACCTGCCCGATGTGCCGTCTTCACCCGTAACTGAAACTATCAATCTTTGGGAGTAAACCATGACAGAAGGGGAAAAAGGCGTCCTGTCACTGTTTGTGATTGGGGCACTGATTGTGGTCGGAAAAGTGCTGGCAGGTGGTGAGCCCATCACCCCGCGCCTGTTTGTCGGACGCATGTTGCTCGGCGGTTTTGTCTCAATGGTCGCCGGTGTTGTTCTGGTGCAGTTTCCTGATATGTCACTGCCCGCCGTGTGCGGTATTGGATCCATGCTCGGTATTGCCGGTTATCAGGTGGTGGAAATCGCCATTCAGCGCCGCTTTAAGTCACAGAAGGGGGAAGGCGATGCCGGTCATTAATACTCACCAGAATATCGCCGCCTTTCTGGACATGCTGGCGTATTCCGAAGGAACAGCGAACCATCCGCTGACGAAAAACCGTGGCTATGACGTCATTGTCACCGGTCTTGATGGTAAGCCAGAGATTTTCACCGATTACAGCGACCACCCTTTCGCACATGGCCGACCACCGAAAGTGTTTAATCGCCGTGGTGAGAAATCCACGGCATCGGGGCGTTACCAGCAGCTTTATCTGTTCTGGCCGCACTATAAAAAACAGCTCTCATTACCTGATTTCAGCCCACTGTCGCAGGACAGGCTCGCGATCCAGTTAATCCGGGAGCGCGGTGCTATTGACGATATCCGGGCGGGGCGTATTGAGCGTGCTGTTTCCCGTTGTCGCAATATCTGGGCGTCATTACCGGGTGCCGGTTACGGCCAGCGCGAGCACAGTCTCGAAAAGCTGGTCACCGTCTGGCGCTCGGCTGGCGGGGTGATGGCATGAAAGTCCTGATAACGCTGCTTGTGCTGGCCGTGCTCGGGCTGCTGTGGTTGCGCCATGAGAACGGCAATTTATCCCGCTCCTTTGAGACGGCAAACCGTGTCGCGAGCGAGCAAAAGACGACGATTAGCATGCTGAAAAATCAGCTCAGTGTTGCCGGTCAGCTCGCCAGACGTAATGAATCCGCGCAGGTGGCACTGCGCGAACAGCTCGCAAAGGCAAGTGCAGAAGCCAGCCGCCGTGAGCAGACGATAACGAGGTTACTTAATGAAAATGAAGCCTTTCGCCGCTGGAATAACGCTGCTCTGCCTGATGTTGTGCGTCGGTTGCACACCCGCCCCGCCTGCGCCAGCGCCGGTGATTGTGGTCAACGGATGCCCGAAGGTGAGCCTTTGCCCGATGCCGGGAAGTGACCCGAAAACAAATGGTGACCTGAGCGCGGATATTCGCCGTCTTGAGGGCGCGCTGACTGCCTGTGCGCTGCAGGTCAAAACCGTCAAACACTGTCAGGATGAACTCGATGCAGAAGCACAAAAGCCTGCGCAAAGCGCTGATTAACGCTGTGCCGCAGCTCCGCAATAACCCCGATATGCTGCGCCTGTTTGCCGACAGCGGCCATACCGATTCCAGACTGGCGAGCTCGCTGTCGTTTGAAAAAGTGTACGTGCTTAACGTGGTGGTGACTGACTTCACCGGTGACCTCGATTTGATATTCGTGCCGGTACAGGCGTGGCTGCGTGAACATCAGCCGGACATTATGACCACCGACGACGGGCGGGAGAAAGGATTCACCTGGATGATTGATATCAATAACGACGATTCGCTTGATATCAGTATCAGCCTGAGACTCACCGAGCGCACGCTCGTCAAAGAGGTCGACGGCGCACTGCACGTCAGCTATGCGCCGGAGCCGTCGCTGCCTGAACCCGTGACGCGCCCGGTCGAGCTGTACGTTAACGGTGAGCTGGTGAGTAAGTGGGATGAGTGAGTTAACCGCACTGCAGGAGCGCCTTGCCGGTCTGATTGCCAGCCTGTCACCGGCGGCGCGTCGTCAAATGGCGGCTGAGATTGCGAAAAAGCTGCGCGCCAGTCAGCAACAACGCATTAAGCGGCAGCAGGCACCCGACGGCACCCCGTATGCCGCGCGAAAGCGCCAGCCGGTGCGGAGCAAGAAAGGCCGCATTAAGCGCGAGATGTTCGCCAGACTGCGCACTAACCGCTTTATGAAAGCCAAAGGCAGCGACAGTGCGGCAGTGGTGGAATTTACCGGCAAAGTGCAGCGCATGGCGCGGGTGCATCAGTATGGCCTCAAAGACCGGCCAAACCGCAACAGCCGTGAGGTGCAGTACGAGGCGCGCCCGCTACTCGGTTTCACCCGCGACGATGAGCAGATGATTGAAGACGTCATTCTCAGTCACCTCGGCAAATAAATATTGTGTGAGCCATCACCGGAGCCGCGCGAATTGGCGCGGCTCCAGACCAGAGGCATTCTTGCACTATGAATACGTTATCCACTCTACAGGAGCTCGCGCGCGCAATTCGCAACCTCATCCGCTCAGGTGTGGTGACTGAGGTCGATACCGTGCAGGGGCTGTGCCGCGTACAAAGCGGCGGGATCCAGACTACATGGCTGAACTGGCTGACTACCCGCGCCGGTCGTTCTCGTACATGGTGGGCTCCCTCGGTCGGTGAGCAGGTGCTGCTGTTGGCGATTGGTGGTGAGCTTGATACCGCTTTCGTGCTGCCGGGAATTTTTTCCGACGATAACCCCGCCCCGTCAGTCTCGGCGGATGCGTGGCATGTGGTGTTCCCTGATGGCGCGGTTATGGAGTATGAGCCGGAAACCGGTGCGCTGACGGTCAGCGGCATCAAGACTGCCGATGTGACGGCATCGGAGTCCATCACAGCCACTGTGCCGGTGGTGCTGGTCAAAGCGGCAGAGCGTATCACCCTCGACACCCCGGAGGTGGTCTGCACCAACAAACTGACGACGGCGACGCTTGAGGTGCAGAAAGGCGGCACCATGCGGGGAAACATCGAACATACCGACGGTACGTTTAAATCAAACGGTGTGCAGGTTGATGACCACGGTCACGGTGGCGTGCAACGGGGTGGGAGCTGGACAGAGGGCACCAAATGACGGCGCGCTATATGGGGATGAACCGCAATACCGGCCTCGCTATCCGTGACAGTGAGCATATCAGCCAGAGCATGCGCGATATTCTGCTGACGCCGGTCGGCTCGCGGGTAATGCGTCGTGAATATGGCTCGCTCCTGTCTGCGTTGATTGATATGCCGCAAACCCCAGCGCTCAGGCTGCAAATCATGGTGGCGTGCTATTCCGCGATCCAGAAGTGGGAACCACGCATCAGACTTACATCCATCAGTTTTGAGCGCGGCGACACTGGCGAAATGTATGTCGATATTACCGGGATGCGTACCGATACCGGTGCGTCAGTTTCAACCACTGTTTCACTGAGTTAAATCACTATGGCAACTGTTGACCTGAGTCTACTCCCTGTTCCCGATGTGGTCGAGGAACTGGACTATGAAACTATCCTTGCGGAGCGCATTGCGACGCTGATTTCGCTCTATCCAGAAGACCAGCAGGAAGCCGTTGCCCGGACGCTCGCGCTTGAGTCTGAGCCGGTCGTTAAGCTGCTGCAGGAAAACGCTTACCGTGAGGTTATCTGGCGTCAGCGCGTCAATGAGGCAGCACGCGCAGTCATGCTGGCTTATGCCATAGACAGTGACCTCGATAATATCGGGGCGAATTTCAATGTTGAACGCCTAGTCGTCACGCCTGCTGATGACACCACCATTCCACCCACCCCGGCAGAAATGGAACTCGACGCCGATTATCGTCTGCGCATACAACAGGCTTTCGAAGGAATGAGCGTGGCGGGCTCTACAGGTGCCTATGAATTTCATGGCCGTAGTGCTGACGGGCGTGTCGCTGATATTTCTGTTATCAGCCCTTCCCCCGCGTGCGTCACGATATCTGTGCTCTCGCGTGAGAATAACGGCGCGGCGTCTGATGAGCTACTGAGCATTGTGCGCAATGCACTTAATGGTGAGGACGTGAGGCCGGTTGCTGACCGTGTAACGGTGCAGTCAGCTCAGATTGTTGATTACCAGATACGCGCAACGCTTTTCATTTATCCGGGGCCGGAAAGTGAGCCGATTCGCGCAGCGGCTGAGGCGAAGCTCAAAGCCTATGCCAGCGCTCAACACCGGTTAGGGCGGGATATTCGCCTGTCAGCCATCTATGCCGCGTTACATGTTGAGGGAGTGCAGCGTGTCGAGCTGGCGGCGCCAGTGGCTGACATTGTGCTTGATAAAACGCAGGCCTCCTTTTGCACTGACTATCAGATAGTGATTGGTGGCTCTGATGAGTGATGCGCGCCTGTTACCTGCAGGCTCATCGCCTCTTGAGGTGGCGGCTGCCCGAGCCTGCGCCGATATTGAAAACACACCTGTTCCGTTACGCCGTCTGTGGAGCCCTGACTCCTGTCCTGCAAACCTTTTGCCGTGGCTGGCGTGGGCGTTTTCCGTTGACCGGTGGGATGAGAACTGGCCGGAAGAAACCAAACGTGACGTTATTCGCAGTGCGTATTTCATTCACTGCCACAAAGGCACGATAGGCGCAGTCAGGCGAGTTATTGAGCCGCTCGGTTACGTCATTAACGTTACTGAGTGGTGGGAGAGTGACGACCCGGCGGGCACTTTTTGTCTTGATATCGGTGTACTGGAAAGCGGCATCACCGAAGAAATGTATTTAGAAATGGAACGGCTAATTGCGGATGCAAAACCTGCCAGCCGTCACCTGATTGGTCTGAATATTATCCAGGATATAGCGGGCTATATGTACACCGGCGGTGTGGCATATGACGGCGACATTATTACGGTTTACCCGGATGAGTGAGGAATAATGAGCACAAAATTTAAAACAATTATTACCACTGCCGGAGCTGCAAAACTGGCAGCGGCTACCTTGCCGGGTGGTAAAAAAGTAAATATTACTGTGATGGCCGTAGGTGACGGCGGCGGTTCGCTGCCTGAGCCAAATGCCAGTCAGACAAAACTCATTAATGAGGTCTGGCGTCATGCGCTGAATAAAATTAGCCAGGACAACAGGAACAGCAATTACATTGTAGCCGAGCTGGTTATCCCACCGGAGGTGGGCGGTTTCTGGATGCGTGAGCTCGGTCTTTATGACAATGAGGGTATCCTGATTGCTGTCGCCAATATGGCCGAAAGCTACAAGCCAGAACTGGCCGAGGGCTCAGGACGTGCGCAGACATGCCGCATGGTCATCATTGTCAGCAATATCGCCTCGGTGGAGCTATCCATTGATTCGACAATGGTGATGGCGACACAGGATTATGTCGACGACAAACTCGCCGAACATGAAAGATCACGTCGCCATCCTGATGCTACTCTGAGTGAAAAAGGCTTTACTAAACTCAGCAGTGCAACAGACAGCGCGTCTGAGGAACTTGCAGCGACACCGAAAGCCGTCAAGGCCGCATACGACCTTGCTAACGCGAAATATACAGCTCAGGATGCCACCACAACGCGAAAAGGCCTTGTGCAACTCAGCAATGCCACTGACAGTATGTCTGAAACACTTGCCGCGACACCGAAAGCAGTCAAGGTGGCATATGACCTTGCTAACGCGAAATATACAGCTCAGGACGCCACTACGGCGCGTAAAGGGATTATCCAGCTCAGCAATGCTACTGACAGTACGTCTGAGACGCTGGCCGCAACGCCGAAAGCGGTTAAAGCGGCTATGGATAATGCGAACGGGCGCCTGGAAAAAAACAGCAATGGCGGCGATATTCCGGACAAGGCGAAGTTTGTAGAAAACCTCGGTTTAAAAGAAACCCTGAACCCGACAAAACGCGTGAGTATCGGCAATATCGGAACCGGCGTTTTTGACGGCAGCACACCGTGTATAAATATCGGTGACAGTGACAGTGGATTTATCGGCAGCGCGGATGGCGTACTGGATATTTACTGTAACGGTGCCAAAGTGGGTTATATCAATGGTAACGGATTACACATGCTCACTGATATTCATTTCGATAATGCGCGCATGACCACTAATGGGGACATTTTTAGTTCAGTGTGGGGGAATAACTGGCTGAGTATCTGGATTACTAATCAGCTAAATACCCGTGGAACGATTGACTGGATCAATAGTGAACTGGCAATTCGTGACAACAACATCAACACCCGCGCCACCATTGATTATGTTAACCAGACTTTCGCCCGTAAAAATACCGGCAGCATTCAGGACTGGGGCTGGATTCGGGACGACAGCACCGGATTTATAATGCAGTGGGGAACACTTGGTAACTCAAACGGAACCTACAATTTTCCGCGCGCTTTCCCTGTTGGTTGCTTTGCCGTTTTTGTAACCAATGCCAGTGCTCAGGGCAACCAGGTGGATAACGCATTCGGATACCCGGTGAGCAACAGTCAGTTTTTTGCCGCCACCAAGTCATCAGCAATAGCCAATCTGGTCAATAATTTTCCTGTATCCTGGCTTGCACTTGGGAGATAAATATCAATGAGCAAATATTATTACAGCTTTAAAGAAAAAGGTTTTTTCTGGCAACCGGATACCGAATCCGATAATTACCCTGACGATTTAATTCCCCTGACAGATGAGTATTATCGCGAGCTTATGCAGGGCCAGGTGGACGGAAAATATATCGAGCACAGGAAAGGAGGCCCGGTACTGGTTGAGCATCGCGAATATACGCCTGAAGAGCTGGTTGCACAGGCTGAAGCCAGAAAAGCGGAACTTCTTGCTGAGGCAGAGTCAGTTATTGCGCCACTGGCGCGGGCGGTAAAAATGAAAATTGCCACAGATGAAGAGATTAAACGGCTGGAAGCATGGGAACTCTACAGCGTAATGGTAAACAGGGTGGATACATCTGCGCCTGACTGGCCGGATATACCACGCTAAATATTCAGGTGGGTTTATTACCCGCCTTTTCTTTTTCCTGTCGTTGTGCCATCAACCTGACAGCCGGTACAAATAGCCCCCTTTTGTGTATTGACCTGAAAATATATTCACCCCTTAACCACGGAGTTAACCGGATGAGTGATTTTCACCACGGCACGCAGGTCATCGAAATTAATGACGGTACGCGTGTTATTTCCACAGTAGCGACTGCGGTCGTCGGCATGGTTTGTACAGCCAGCGATGCAGATGCCACGCTATTTCCCCTCAATGAACCGGTACTGATTACCAATGTGCAAAGCGCCATTGCGAAAGCCGGTAAAAAAGGCACGCTGGCTGCATCACTGCAGGCCATTGCAGACCAGTCAAAACCCGTCACTGTTGTTGTACGTGTTGAAGATGGAACCGGCGATGACGAGGAAGCTGCGCTCGCACAGACTGTTTCCAACATTGTTGGTGGTACGGATGAGAACGGTAAATATACCGGTATCAAAGCTCTCCTGACCGCTCAGGCCGTCACCGGCGTCAAGCCGCGTATTCTTGGGGTACCGGGTCTGGATACTAAAGAGGTCGCGGTCGCACTTGCATCGGCTGCGATTAAGTTACGTGCATTCGCTTACGTCAGCGCATGGGGATGTAAGACTATTTCCGAGGCGATGGAATATCGTAAGAATTTCAGCCAGCGCGAGCTGATGGTTATCTGGCCTGATTTCCTCGCGTGGGACACCGTCAAAAATACCACCGCAACGGCTTACGCCACTGCGCGCGCACTTGGTCTGCGCGCCTATATCGACCAGACAGTCGGCTGGCACAAAACCCTGTCTAACGTTGGTGTACAGGGCGTTACCGGCATCAGCGCCTCAGTGTTCTGGGATTTGCAGGCGTCCGGCACCGATGCTGACCTGCTCAACGAGGCCGGGGTGACGACGCTGGTACGCAAGGACGGTTTCCGTTTCTGGGGTAACCGCACCTGCTCGGATGCCCCGCTTTTTCTGTTTGAGAACTACACCCGCACCGCACAGGTGCTGGCCGACACGATGGCTGAGGCGCACATGTGGGCGGTCGACAAACCCATTACCGCCACGCTCATTCGTGACATTGTTGACGGCATCAATGCCAAATTCCGCGAGCTGAAATCAAACGGCTACATCGTGGAGGGTAAATGCTGGTTCGACGAGGAATCGAACGACAAGGAAACCCTGAAAGCCGGGAAACTGTATATCGACTACGACTATACACCGGTTCCCCCACTGGAAAGCCTGACCCTGCGCCAGCGCATCACCGATAAATATCTGGTGAATCTGGCCGAATCGGTCAACAGCTAAGGAGCCTGAAACAACATGGCACTACCCCGCAAACTTAAATATCTGAACATGTTCAACGACGGCCTTAGCTACATGGGTGTTGTTGAATCCGTGACGCTGCCAAAGCTGACCCGCAAGCTCGAAAACTATCGCGGCGGCGGCATGAATGGCGCGGCGGCGATTGACCTCGGTCTCGACGATGATGCGCTCACCGTCGAATGGTCTGTCGGCGGCCTGCCTGATGTGGCGCTGTGGGCGCAGTATGCCGCGCCGGGTGCTGATGCCGTGCCGCTGCGTTTTGCTGGCTCTTACCAGCGTGACGACACTGGCGAAATCGTTGCTGTCGAGGTGGTCATGCGTGGCCGTCATAAAGAAATCGACGGCGGCGAGAATAAGCAGGGTGAAAACACCTCGACCAAACTGTCGACCGTCTGCACCTATTACCGCCTCACGATTGATGGTAGCGACATTATCGAAATCGACACCGTCAACATGGTCGAGAAGGTGAACGGCGTCGACCGTCTGGAACAGCACCGCCGCGCAATCGGGCTGCTGTAATTCCCTGACCGGTCAGCACTGCTGGCCGGTTATTACCCCCATTCAGAGCAGAGAAAAACATCATGGCAAAAGCACCACGCAAAACCCCTGAATTTGTTGACCCGGCTGGCAATGAAATTGACACCGTAAACCCGAACGTCGTGACCCTCGACAAGCCGATTAAGCGCGCCGGTCAGACGATTGAAAAGGTCACCCTGATTGAACCGAACGCAGGCACTTTGCGCGGCGTCAGTCTGGCGGCGGTGGCGCAGTCCGAGGTTGATGCGCTGATTAAGGTGTTGCCCCGCATGACCTACCCGACACTCACCACGCAGGAACTCACCGCGATGAACCTGCCCGATATGCTGTCGCTGGCCGCTAAGGTGATTGGTTTTTTGTCACCGGCTTCGGCGGAATAGATTTCCCGCCCGGCCTGTCGACCGATGACCTGATGGCGGATATTGCAGTGATATTCCACTGGCCGCCATCAGAGCTCTATTCCCTGAGCCTGACCGAGCTCATCACATGGCGAGAAAAGGCGCTGCAGCGTAGTGGAAACCACAATGAGTAATAACCTGAGGCTTGAGGTATTGCTGAAAGCGGTCGACCAGGCGACCCGACCGCTTAAATCTATCCAGACCGCGAGTAAAACCCTGTCGGGTGATATTCGCACCACACAAAAAGGGCTGCGTGACCTGAATGGTCAGGCGTCGAAAATCGACGGCTTTCGTAAGGCAAGCGCACAACTGGCCGTAACCAGTCAGGCGCTTGAAAAAGCGAAACGTGAAGCTGAGGAGCTTGCCACCCAATTTAAAAATACCGAACGGCCAACGCGTGCGCAGGCGCAGGTGCTTGAATCGGCAAAACGTGCGGCTGATGGTCTGCAGGTCAAATACAACAGCCTCACCGAGTCGGTAAAACGCCAGCAACGCGAGTTGGGTGCTGCCGGAATCAATACCCGCAACCTTGCTAATGACGAGCGAGGATTAAAAAACCGCATCAGTGAAACGACAGCACAACTCAACCGGCAGCGCGAGGCGCTGGCGAAGGTCAGCGCACAGCAGGCGCACTTAAACCGCGTGAAAGAACGATATAAATCAGGTAAGGAGCTTGCCGGTAACATGGCCGCAGCAGGCGCTGCCGGGGTAGGTATTGCGACAGCGGGAACGATGGCCGGGGTTAAATTGCTGATGCCCGGTTATGACTTTGCGCAGAAAAATTCCGAGCTGCAGGCTGTGCTCGGGGTCGATAAGCAGTCGCCAGAAATGGAGGCGTTACGCAAACAGGCTCGCCAGCTCGGCGACAATACTGCAGCCTCTGCAGATGATGCAGCGAGCGCGCAAATCATCATTGCGAAAAGCGGCGGTGACGCTGCTGCTATTCAGGCGGCGACGCCGGTCACACTGAATATGGCACTGTCAAACCGACGCTCGATGGAGGAAAACGCTGCGCTGCTGACGGGGATGAAATCAGCATTTCAGCTTTCAAATGACAAGATTGCGCACATTGGCGACGTTCTCTCAATGACGATGAACAAAACCGCCGCCGATTTTGACGGACTGAGCGACGCGTTGACCTATGCCGCGCCGGTGGCAAAAAATGCTGGGGTGAGCATCGAACAAACCGCCGCAATGGTCGGTGCGCTGCACGACGCCAAAATCACCGGGTCAATGGCGGGCACGGGTAGCCGCGCCATTCTCAGCCGCCTGCAGGCTCCCACCGGAAAAGCGTTTGAGGCCATTAAGGAGCTCGGCGTCAAAACGTCCGACAGCAAGGGGAACACGCGCCCGATATTCTCCATCCTGAAAGAAATGCAGCGCAGCTTTGAGAAAAACAACCTCGGGACAAGCCAGCGCGGCGAGTATATGAAAACCATTTTCGGCGAAGAGGCCAGCTCGGCGGCGGCGGTGCTGATGGAAGCAGCCTCAAGCGGCAAACTTGACCAGCTCACCGCAGCGTTTAAAGCCTCGGACGGTAAAACCGAGGAACTGGTTAAGGTCATGCAGGATAACCTCGGCGGCGACTTTAAAGAGTTCCAGTCTGCTTATGAGGCAGTCGGTACCGACCTGTTTGACCAGCAAGAGGGCTCGCTGCGTAAACTCACCCAAACCGCCACGCAATACGTGTTAAAGCTCGACGGCTGGATCCAGAAGAACAAAGGGCTGGCGACAACCATCGGCATCATCGCCGGTGGCGCACTGGCTCTGATTGGTATCATCGGCGGTATTGGTCTCGTTGCGTGGCCGGTTGTTATGGGGATTAACGCCATTATCGCTGCTGCTGGCGTGCTGGGTACGGTATTTACTGTCACCGGTAGTGCCATTGTGACCGCACTCGGCGCGATTACCTGGCCGATTGTCGCAGTTGGGGCGGCGATTGTGGCCGGGGCGCTGCTCATTCGTAAATATTGGGAGCCCATCAGCGCATTTTTCTCGGGGGTGATTGAGGGAGTCATGAGCGCCTTTGCTCCTGTCAGGGAAATGTTCGCTCCACTGGCACCAGTTTTTGACGGTATCGGTGAGAAACTGCGCGGCGTATGGCAGTGGTTTAAAGACCTTATAGCACCGGTCAAGGCCACGCAGGAAACGCTCGATAGCTGCAAAAATGTCGGCGTCATATTTGGTCAGGTGCTGGCCTCTGCTTTGATGGCTCCGCTCAATGTATTTAACAAGTTGCGCAGCGGTGTCGATTGGCTTCTCGAAAAGCTCGGTATCATCAACAAAGAGTCAGGCAGCCTAGACAAGACCGCAGCAAAAACCAACGCCGCTACACAGGGTAATTCCTACATCCCGGCAACCAGCACATATGGTGGTTATCAGGCTTATCAGCCAGTGACCGCACCGGCGGGACGCTCTTACATTGACCAGAGTAAAAGCGAATACAACATCACTTTGCCGGGGGGCGTTGCGCCGGGGCATCAGCTTGACCGACAGCTACGCGACACACTCGAACAGATTGAGCGCGAGAAGCGTGCACGGCAGCGCGCCAGTATGAGCCATGACTGAGGGGGGGAATAAAAAATGATGCTTGCACTTGGAATGTTTGTGTTTGAACGCCGCACCCTGCCTTATCAGTCGATGCAACACTCGAAGGATTACCGCTGGGTGTCTAATGACAGGGTTGGTAAACCTCCCGCTTATCAGTTTCTCGGTGAGGGGGAAACCTCCATTCAGCTTGCCGGTACGCTTTACCCTGCCATTACCGGTGGTCGTATATCACTGAGGGCGGTTGAGCTGATGGCCGGCGAGGGCAGAGCGTGGCCGCTGATTGAGGGGACCGGCAATATTCTCGGAATGTATATCGTCGATAAAGTCTCGACTACACACACTGAATTTTTCAGTGATGGCGCGGCCAGAAAGATTGATTTCACACTTTCGCTGAAACGGGTCGACGAATCACTGGCAGCGATGTTTGGCGACCTGAATAAGCAGGCCAGCGAGCTGCTTGACTCTGCCGGTAACCTGACCGATAAGCTGCAGGGTATGCTCGGAGGGCTGACCGCATGATGACGGGCATGACCATTGACGCCGGAGCAAGCCTTGCCCCGGCATTTATGCTGACGCTGAACAGCCAGGACATTACCAGCAATTTTAGTGACAGGTTGATTTCTCTCACTATGACCGACAACCGGGGTTTTGAAGCTGACCAACTCGACATTGAGCTCGACGATACTGACGGCAAAGTCGAGTTACCCCTGCGCGGGGCAGTGCTGACGCTGTGGCTTGGCTGGCAAGGGTCGGCACTTCTGAATAAGGGCGATTTCACTGTTGATGAGATTGAGCACCGGGGCGCGCCTGATACGCTGACCATCCGTGCGCGTAGCGCAGATTTTCGCGGAACGCTCAATTCACGGCGCGAGGAATCATGGCACGACACCACTCTCGGTGAGTTGGTCAGCGCCATCGCAAAACGCAATAAACTGACGGCCAGCGTCGCGGATTCGCTGAAAAAAATCCCGGTACCGCATATTGACCAGTCGCAGGAGTCCGACGCAGTATTTTTGACCAGACTGGCTGAGCGCAACGGGGCGGCAGTATCAGTGAAAGCGGGGAGATTGCTGTTTCTGAAAGCCGGTAGCGCAGTGACGGCCAGCGGTAAACCCGTCCCACAAATGACACTGACCCGCAGTGATGGTGACCGTCATCAGTTTGCCATTGCCGACCGTGGGGCTTATACCGGCGTAACGGCAAAATGGTTGCACACCAAAGACCCTAAGCCGCAAAAGCAAAAGGTAACGCTGAAACGTAAACCAAAAGAGAAGCACCTGCGCGCTCTGGAACACCCGAAAGCAAAGCCGGTCAGCAAAAAGACAAAAGCCAAAAAAGAGCAGGAAGCGCGCGAGGGTGAGTATATGGCCGGTGAGGCTGATAACGTGCTGGCGCTGACGACGGTCTACGCTTCAAAGGCTCAGGCGATGCGAGCAGCTCAGGCTAAGTGGGATAAGTTGCAGCGAGGTGTTGCGGAGTTTTCAATTACACTGGCGCTCGGTCGGGCTGATTTATTCCCCGAGACACCGGTGCGCGTGTCGGGCTTTAAGCGCGTCATAGATGAGCAGGCATGGTTAATCAGTAAGGTAACTCACAATCTGAATAATAATGGATTCACGACGGGATTAGAGCTTGAGGTTAAGCTCTCCGATGTGGAGTACAGTGCTGAACCGGATGATGAATAA